TGTCACGATTCAACATATCCTCGTTATCATCTTTCAATGCAAGGAAGCTCCCGCTTGTGAAGGGATCGTAACTGACACTGGCGTTATTGCTGGCTTCCAATTGAGCAAACTGCAAGCGCCTATCAGTCTCTTGCTCCATAGCTTGAAGCTTCGCAAGATCAGAATTGGTCTTATGCTGCTTGGCTTCAATGTTAGCTCTTGCCTCACCAGCAGCAGCTTGTTGCTTACCAGAAATATATTGTGCGCCAGCAGATAGAACCGACGATGCAACGAGTACCAGTTCCCAACTCATACCATAACCTCTTTCCAAATGCTCAACACCGTACAAGCAAGCGGAGCCGTTTGCGTAATAGTAATCTGTCCTGTCTTAGTCCAGCCCAAGGGGTGAAACTCGTAGAGATCAGATACCGGCGTGGGATCAGTCTCAAGATCATCGTCAACTTGCCTGATAAGAAACTTAGTACCATCAACCGACCAATTCACACTCTCATAAACACGGATCACAACAGAGCCTACACGCTTCTTCAAGCCGTGGGTACTGCCTGTGGGTCCAGCAACTACTACCGGCAAATCTTTCAGCGTCCGGGTGAAATCAAGACCAGCAAACGGAGCCGTAGCTGTCTCCGTGAGAACAACCTGACCAGAGCCATTAACCGTGAAATTTCCGTGGAATAGATTGCCATCAACTACAGATGCAGTTTCCGCCACCAAGTGAGATAGCCCGTTCCAAGTCGTCCCGCTTACGATAGCCAGATTCGCAGAGCAATCGGTTGTCCGATCAAAGTTAAACTTCTCAAGATAGTAAACATCGGAGCTATTGATATTCCGCTTCACGCCTACGAATATCTCCCCGTTCAACTCAGTAACGGTTTCAAATGTTCCGTCAGTATCCCAAGGTATCCAGGCCGCTATCTTCTCAGCACGAACCGAATGGTAAATAGAGATTGTACCATCAGCATTGACCAGCGTGGCCCACTGTTCCGGGCCAGAAGTATTACCAAAGAACACCGATATTTGCTGAACATCATTGATCATCTCGTTTGAAACAAGACTTACAGGATCAGCCGTATAAGAATTTTGGAGATCATTCCAGAGCAATTCCCTTACCACCTTGCCTGTGTCTTGCACAAAGAGGACTGCACCATCATAGCGGCGTGGCGTAACGTCACCTGTGCCATACGGAACAGAGAAGTTAGGGTCATAGTTGGCCGGGGTAATCGGCTGCGTAGAACTCTCACGCAAATACAATACGGCGCTATCAGTGAAGATCAGTAAGTGACGGTTAGAAACCAAGTGCTGAATATTGTTGACCTCATCAAGACCAAGGCTTCCCTGTATGCTCTCGTCGTCTGAGCCAGTTCCTACGTCGAAGTTGAAGAAGGCGTTGGACTGCGAAGAGAACACGAAGTTCGGCAAGTCTCTTGAGCCTCCAAACCACAAACGGCGGGGGTGGAAGGCGACTGAACGGGCATACCCATTCTTCGCTGAAAATACATTCTCATCCCAATCCGCATCTGCGGTGGTGCCAGCGAGCGTTTCACGCACTGTGGCGGTAACTTGGGTTGCACTGGTGTAAGCTGTGACATCACATTCCTTTCCGATATACCGAACAATCCCGCCAACATCATCAGCCGTAAAGTGATCGGCAGACGTTGTAAGAGTTATTGATCCGGTTGTCGCACTTGCGGCTAATGTAACGTCACTGTCAGCAAACTTATAGAAGGGCAGATAGCGGGGATACCCGGAGCTATGCGCCTCAAACTCAAAGTCAGCGATGGTAAATGTTGAGGCTCCTGTCCGGAGCAATTTCTGTATCATCCAATCTTCGTGGACGATGATCGTCGTATCACCAGACGTTGTGATCCGCATCTCCCACATGGTCGTGGCATTCCAAGGTTGGGTGGAGAGGGTCTGCAACAAAGAGCCGGTTTCATCGAAGATTTTCAATTCAGCATTGGAAAAGGCAAAGAGATAAAGCTGTGACTTGTTAAACCGAAAACGCTCCATCCTCGTATGCGCGGTGAACACATTCAAGTAATCTGTTCCGGGCCTCCGAGCCATCCCACCCTGCACAAGGGGAGCGTTATTCTGCAAATTCTCTGCGGCATTGGCAAAAATACCAATATCCTCGCGCCCAAGCATTCTTGGATCGACTTCACCGGCGGAAAAGTTTGTTTGGAAAGTTCTCGCCCGTAGAGGCATGGCTACCTCCGATTGGTAATAAAGCGAGTGGTCGTTATCTCATGTGTCGTATCGGATTGGCTATCAACAGATCGCGCCCTACGCAAAGCAAAGTCTGCCAGTGTAGCAAATTCACCAGCCATATCAGGTTTGGCGATCACCGCCATCGCAAACAATGAAGCAAGCTGCATCTGGACCGCATAGCGGAAGTACGGAGGCCAATCCTGCTCAACCGCACGAAAGATGTAATTCATGGTAAGGGTATTAGTATTGTCGTAACCGCAGTAAATCTTATCAGCATAAATCTCATAATCAATATCAGAGCCGTTTACCGTTACACGCCTGACCGTCAGCATATCCGTAGGGATTTGCCATGCGTTAGACCAGATAGCATCCGGGGCTGCGGATAAATGAGAGAGATCGTCTTGCTTAATCGCAAAACGCCAAGGGTGCTGCGAAAGCATATCTTCCACAACACCATCATAAATGTTTTCTGCTACAATTGCGCCTGATGTAGAACCGTCAAACGCTGAAATCGGATCGTCGCCAATCAGAACCAGAGCCATCGAAGCGACTGCAACATCTGTTGTTGCGACTGCCATATTTTACCTCCGAGTGCGGGGGAAGCCGTAGCCCCCCCCTAGTCCCGGCGTGGAACTAATTAGTCAGTATCAGTGACGACAACACTAGTTCCGTCAGATACATCAACGGTGGTTCCATCGTTAGAAAGAACCCACATCAGCGTACCAGCCGTTACCGAAGTCGGCAAAGCTACCGTACCACCAACCGTTTGCTGGATGATGAAATCACCAATACTCAACATATCAACGGCATCACCAGTAAAGTAAGCGGCAGAATTAACGGTCGCAGTTGTGTCCAGCGTCCGGTAGAACCAGACGTTAGCACCGCCACCACTTGAAAGACGGGTCAAACCCGCAGCACTATAAGCCATATCAGCCTCCTTCTATGCGCTATCGTAAACGCGTTCGATGCAGCCTGTATCGTCGATAAGGCCAGCACCATGAGACATCTTCGCCATGACTTGATTGCTGTCATACTCAGCAAGGTAATCAATCCGTTGGGAGTAATCCGTGCCAATTGCATGACCGCAAGAGGAGCGATGGTAGAAGAAGTTTTTGGCATCCGATGAGCCGTCAACCGGCAGATTTTCATGCGGGAACCATTTGAAGCCCAACCAAGTTTTGGCTGTTACGCCCTCAAACCAGAGGTTTTCAGACTGGACGTAATCGGCATTGGAGAACTCGTCGAGATCAAGGAGATCACCCCAAGCTTCCCAACAAACAACGGCATACAACTCACCATCAAACGGGATGGACGAGTTACCGAAATTTTCCATCATGCCAATCGGCGTAGCCGCAGCACTGAAAGTCTCAGCAGTCGATACGTTGTTACTGTTAGCCGAAGCATCCATAGCAGTAAGGATAATGTCGTCGGTATCCTTACCCATCGCAGACGCAATATTTTTGGCTTGAACGCCACGTTCATCGTGCTGGATTTTCAACTCGTCAAGATCGTCAATCAAGACAGAAGCGTAACGGTCTTGCAACGAGACTTCGACGGGTGCATGGGTGGGATGGGACCGAGGAACCTTACCCTCGCGTGACTTGGTGCCGACATCGGCATTACCGATTACTTGGAACGTGGTACTTTCACCCGTGATACCAGTTTTGGTACGGATGGTATTGCGAAGCTTGGAACCCATTTGCTGATATTCAACATGGGCCTCGCTTTCAAACTGCTTTACAAAAGCATCATCAATATCTGGAAAAGCCATCATAGCCTCCGTTAAGTTAAAAGAAAAACGAAACGGGTATCTTCAAATATCGAGTAGCGGGTATCCCAATGGGGCCGGTTCTATATTTTCAGGCCGCGAACATAAAAAAAATGACCTAAGATTGCTCCTAGGTCAACGCACAAAATGAAGTGCAAGTTTACAGGGAGGTTACTTTAAGGCCGCAAAACCAGCCTCAACTCGTTGAACGAATACCGGATCGCGCTTCTGAACATCACGATACCGTGGGTCTTTCATCATTGTTTCAAGCTCTTGTCTTGATAGTGGACCGTGAGCCTGACCGTCACCAGCGCCTTCCATATCAACGCCGCTTCCGGTTTTATCTATCAACTCTTCCATAGCAAGAATGAACTCACCACTGGTGGCCTGACGTACAATGGCGTTATATGCGCCCTCAGTTAGATTGGATTTAGCCCAGAGATCAACACGCTCGATCCGAGCCTTGCCGTTCTCACCAAGCTTGGCCGCTTCCGCCTTTTGATCAGGCATCATGGCAAGCTCGTTCTTAACATATAGGTCAACAACACTGTCATATTGTGTCTGGGACAATCCTATATCATGCGCCATCTCGCCAAAAGCTAT